GCTAAAGAAGGAGTAGACTTTTCCCACTTAGCAGCTCTTGGTAATTTTATTGTACACAAGAAGCCTGACGTGATTATTAACATTGGTGACTTTGCAGATATGGAAAGTTTATCATCGTGGGACAAGGGTAAGAAATCTGCGGAGGGTAAACGAGTAATTCACGACATTAACGCAGCAATCGAAGCTATGTGGATTCTGTTAGAACCGTTGTATAATCTCCAGCAAGCAGAGCTGGAAGAGTATGGTGAGGTACAGTACAAGCCACGACTTATCTTAACTTTAGGGAACCACGAAGACCGTATTACACGGCATGTAAACAGTTGTCCAGAGTTAGATGGTTTCTTAGGATTGGATAGTTTGAAGTACGAAGAATTTGGTTGGGAGGTATATCCGTTTCTTACACCTGTAACTGTCGGGGGCATTGCTTATTGCCATTACTTCCAGAATGTTATGACAGGAAAGCCAATGACAGGCTCTGCAGCAAATATGTTAACCAAACTTGGACGCTCATTCAGCATGGGGCATCGACAGATACTTGACATAGCCACACGTTATTTGCAAATTGATGGTGAGCAACAGTTTGGGTTAGTGGCAGGTGCTTTCTATACGCATGAAGAGGATTACAAGGGTAAGCAAGGCAATCATCACTGGAAAGGTATTGTGGTGAAGCATAATGTTAAGAATGGCAGTTATAACCCTATGGTAGTATCAATTGATTGGTTATTGGAGAATTATGGAAAAGACTAATTGGAGTGATTGGTTCTACTATGATGAAACTTCACCAAGCTGTTTGAGGTGGAAAGTTGAAATGCGTTTTGGAAAATACAAGCAGTCAGTCCACAAATATGCAGGAGATATTGCAGGGACTAAGGGTGTTAACTCATTTACGATTAGTTTAAAAGGCACTAGGTATCAAGCGCACAGAGTTGTATTTGAGTTGTACAACACAGAAATTCCCGATAGGCTGCTTATAGATCATCTTGATGGAGACTGTTTCAACAATAAAATTGAAATTTACGTCTCGCTACTCAGTCATTGAATATGAAGAATAGGGCAATGAGCACACGTAATTCTTCTGGAAGGAATGGTGTGTATCTAATAAACTCAGATATCTACTCATATTTTGCTGCTGGATGGGCTGATCTTGATGGGAAAGCACGAAGAAAATATTTTTCTATTGACAAGCTAGGTATTATGGTCGCGTTCAGGAATGCGGTAATTCATAGACAAAAGATGGTGGAATTGTTGAATGAGCAAGGGGCTGGTTATACTAATAGACATGGGAGAGAGTGATGCAAACTATACAAATGCAAGTAGGTACATTACCAATAAATATCACTTTCATGATGGATGGGACAGTGGCTTTAAGCCCTCTACGGCAGTTCAAGACTATTATAGATGAGTATGTAAAGTTAGATATGGTAGGGTTTACAATTATGGATGAAAGTTACGAATGGGGGGAAATCATTGCTTACAAAGAAGATGAGAAGCTTTTAAAATGGCTGCAAAGCCTTAACATGACAATGCCAAGCTTTCAACAGAATCATTTTGGCTTTACGTTTTAGGAGGGATTATGATAATTTCATTATGGGCAAATGGGGAGAAGTTCTGTGAAGACTTCAGTTGGTATGAAGATTGGAGTTTAAATGACAAACCTAGAAAGTGCATGGGGACTATTGATAATGGACGCATTAGAGTTCCTGATGTTGTGGCGGGAGAGGTAGGAGAAACTTATAACTTCGAGTCTACGAATACTCGCCACGTAGGGTTTCGTTGGTCATTCAAAGGAATTTTACTCATTTCTCCAATTGGGGATAAATACGTTGAGATTATTTCAGATATCACAGAGGAGGAATTATAATGCAGAAATATCGAATACATGCTATAATAGATGTTGAAGATTTCTCGCAGCAAGGAGCTGTGAAGGAATTGTACGATTTAATACGTGACAATACTCATTTAGGTTTTAGTAATGGTAACGTGTTGACAATTGAAGAATTAACAGAAGAAGAGGAATAATATGAATGCACATATGTACAATAAATTTGATGCCACAATTGTTGAAGCATACAAGCAAGTAGAGTTGTTTAATAATATTGCAGGTAGCCTAGAGCACGTGACAGTGGAGAAACTTGACAATCAATTGTCGTATATTTATGAAGAATTAGTTGAAACAATTGATGCTCTTGAGAGGAAGGATGATAAGGAATTCATAGATGGAATTGCTGACGTTTTTGTAACAGTGGCGGGATTGATTCAAATTGCTGAGAAGGCTGGTTATGATGTTTCAGAAGCTATTAATCGTGTGAACGCCAATAACCTCAGCAAATACTTACCCTATCGTAAAGTAGACATAGTGGATTTCGAGAGTATTGGAAATAAATATTCACTAGATGAAGTTCAATTGAAGAGCGCAAGTTGGTATGACAGGGAACATCAACCCCCTAACACTACTGCTATTGAGAATGAACGTTTCAGTGTTGTGGTGTTCAAGGATGCCAATGGAAAAGTGAAAAAGCCTCTAAACTTCGTACCAGTTGACTTATTAGGGACATACCCAAATTTCTTGAAGGGAGGTGATTAACATGTTCACATTATCCCTTCAAGACGTTAAACAATTAGCAATGTTCCGAGGTATCCCAGAACTTGAACTAATCCAGAAGAAGTATGATGAAGCTATCCTAAAACAAGCTTTCACAATTGGTATGGATATTAATGATGGATACAATTATGAGTATCATTTACACCGTACTCTAAGCTCTAAAGTACCAGTGTTGGGATTTGTACTCAAGGGGAGTTATCGCAAAGACCCTGAGTTCCGTCACAGTGCTGCATACACACCAGAGGCTCAGATTCTTAGTAGTTTGCGTTCTGATGTTAGTTTGACACGAGAGCTTTGTAGTTTATCTGGAACATCTTTTGATTATTCTAAAATGTTAGAAGAGGATAGAGAGCGTGATCGTGAGGATGTTGACAGTGTTGAGGAAAGTTTTGAAGATAATACTCGTACTATTGGTGTTATGAATGAATTGTTAATTGCGGCTCGTGGGACACCGTATAACGAATGGGGAAGTTTTCGTACCTACAAGGAGTGGCAGAATGGGTAGCAAGCGAACAGTGCAGATAGTAGAGCTTCCTGATAGTGGTAGCGTAAGAGATATGCATAATCTAACATATAAGATATTAAACCAATATCCAGATGCTATGATAAGTTATGAATATGATTATGAACCTACAGCAAGATATGTTGTTATTCAGGTAGATAAAACTGCACTGGATTTGCAGAAGGAAGAATTGGAAGAGAAACTTAACAGCCTTCCTTACTCTTATTCTAGTAATGAACTGCCTTCCAGAGTTGTTGTTATTAATCAAAATACACCAATACCAGAGGATGTACTAGAAGCTATTAAAGCTGATGGCAAGAATGATAAGTATTGGTTACACTTAAATGGTCGTGTTCTTGAGAGGTATTTGACAAAAGCTGAAAAGGATGAGCTTACCAGTCAATCGAAGGAAACTCGGGAGAAACAGTTAGCTTTACGAAGGGTTCTTGAGAAGGAGTTGATAAACCTTCGGAAGTTGCAAGAAGAGCAGGATAAGAAATATTTGATGTAGCTATTGAAAAATACGGAGACAAGTGGTATAATTATTGCTTGTCTCTAAATAATAAGAAAGTTAGAGGTTGTTGATAATTAATTAAAGGAGCATCATGAGTTTAGATTTATATTCAAGTTTTATTGCAAAATCACGTTATTGTCGTTTTATCCCTGAGTTGGGTCGTCGGGAAAGTTGGGAAGAAACTGTAGCACGCTACTTTAATTTTATGGAGAAGCACTTACTAAAAACACACAACTATGTTCTGACTAAAGAACTCCGTAAAGAATTAGAAGACGCTGTTATTAATCTAGATATTATGCCTTCCATGCGTTCTTTAATGACTGCAGGAGAAGCATTAGAGCGTTCTAACATCGCTGGCTATAACTGTAGTTATGTAGCTGTAGATGACCCTAAAGCTTTCGATGAAGCTATGATGATTTTGTTATGTGGGTCAGGAGTCGGTTTCTCAGTTGAGCGTCAAGATGTTGCTAAATTACCAGAGATTCCAGAAGAGATGTTCCCTTCGAATACTGTGATTGCTGTGGCAGATTCTAAAGAAGGCTGGGCTAAAGCATTGCGACAGTTGATTGCTTTGCTATATGCTGGTGAAATGCCAAAGTGGGATGTTTCTAAAGTTCGCCCTGCAGGAGCACGACTGAAAACATTTGGAGGTCGTGCATCTGGTGCAGAGCCTTTAGTTGATTTATTCAAGTTTGTTACAAATAAGTTTAAAAGTGCTGCAGGTCGTAAGCTCACAAGTATTGAATGTCACGACATCATGTGTAAGATTGGTGAGGTAGTTGTTGTAGGAGGAGTTCGCCGTTCTGCTATGATTTCTTTGAGTAACCTCTCAGATGAGCGTATGCGTGTAGCAAAGGCTGGAGCATGGTGGGAACAACACGGCTATCGTGCATTAGCTAACAACTCTGTCTGCTATACTGAGAAACCGGAGATTGGTGCTTTCATGCACGAGTGGACTTCTCTATACGAGTCTAAATCAGGTGAGCGTGGTATTTTTAATCGTGAAGCAAGTGTTAAGAAAGTTGCTAGTTTAGGTCGTAGAGATACACAACATGCATTCGGGACAAACCCTTGTTCTGAAATTATCCTTCGTCCACAGCAGTTCTGTAACTTGTCAGAATGTATTGTACGAGAGCATGACACTGAAGCAACATTGAAACGTAAAATTGAATTGTGTACAATGCTTGGTACATTCCAAGCTACTCTTACAAAGTTTCCATACTTACGGAAGATTTGGACTAAGAATACTGAGGAAGAACGTTTGTTGGGTGTGTCCATGACAGGTATTATGGACAACAAACTGACAAGCACTAACGGGAAAGATTTGGAAGTGTTGTTGCAGAAATTACGCTTAGCTAGTGTAGAATGTAACAAACAACTTGCAGAAGAGATTGGTATTCCTCAAAGTGCTGCTACGTGTTGTGTTAAGCCTTCAGGGACAGTTAGTCAGTTAGTAGACAGTGCAAGTGGTATTCATCACCGTCATAGCCCTTACTATATTCGACGTGTGCGTGGAGACATTAAAGACCCTTTGACACAGTTTATGATTAGTAAAGGAGTTCCATATGAGCCTTGTGTAATGAAACCTGACACAACTATAGTATTTAGTTTCCCTAAGAAAGCTCCAGAAGGTGCAACAACTCGTAATGATGTTACAGCTATGGAACACTTAGATTTGTGGTTGACATATCAGCGTCACTTCTGTGAACACAAACCTTCTATCACTGTGTCTGTCAAAGAAGATGAGTGGATGGATGTTGGGGCATTCGTATGGAAGCACTTTGATGAGATTAGTGGTGTATCTTTCCTTCCTATGGATGGTGGAAGTTATCGTCAAGCTCCTTATGAAGAAATTACAAAGGATGAGTATGACGTTATGTATGCAGCTTCCGTTAAGACAATTGATTGGAATGAAATGATTGAAACTGAAGATACAACTACGGGTACTCAAGAGCTTGCGTGTACGGCAGGTGGTTGTGAAATTATTTAAGGAGAAACAATGTTAACTGTGTATTCAAAAACCAACTGTCCTGCTTGTATTAATGCTAAAGTCCTCTTAGACAAATATGGTGTTAAATACGAAGAAATTAATATGGATGAAAATCAAGAAGCTAAAGAGTTTATTATTTCTGAAGGTCACAGGCAAGCTCCTCAGATTTATAAAGGAAAAGATGTGTTTGTACAAGGTGGGTATCTAGGCTTAATTAAGATGACTGAATCTGATATTAAGAAGTTGTTGTACGGAGCGTGAATTACATGGGAGGATTTAAAACTTCCCCCTATTAATTTGTGGAATGCTCCAAGGATGAAATAAACCTTGACAAAAGAAGTCTCTGTCCTCCATAATAGAGGCTTCAAAGTTAATTAGGGGAGATTGTGGAAAATATTTTTAAGATTGGAGATAGGGTAGTGTTGCAGAAACCCACTATGAATGATGACCCATTACTGCATGTACTTCATCACTTAACCTATAAAGAGAAAACATACACACCTGCAACAGTATTTGAAATTATCCCTAGTGGGTATGGCAGCCCATCTTATTATTTTACAAGAGACGGTGATGAAATTGCCTCGTTATGTGATGAAAGATTTTTAATAGATTTAAATTTATATGATTGGCGCGGCATTGGAAAGAATTTATCAGACCCTCGGATATCAGGATACCACATGAAGGAGTTTATTAGGGAGTGTAGTAAGATAGGTGCTTCGACTACTTACATGAATCTTAGGTCTAAACATTGTGTTAAGTCTGTTGGTGAAATAGAACGCAGAGCATCCCTCTTAGCACAGCTAGATTTTAAGTGGAGTCCCAGCGTAAGTCAAATTACTTTCAAGGATAAAGATAATTGGCTTTCAGAATTTATTCAACCAAAGTGGCATAAACTTTTTAAGGAGAATACATGATTACAAAATTCACAGACTCTGACAACAACATTTGCTACATGCAATACTTTCCAAGGACGGATAGTTTTGAAGTATGGTCGGAGGAGTACCCAAATGTTACTCACACGTTTGACTGCGAAGAAGTGGAAGAGTTGCTTGACAGAGGTATCTGGAAGAGGTTATCATGATGGACGAAGCTCACAATATTAAGCAGTTCATATTTCTTCCTACCAATGTCGTCTATGATTATATTGATAGTTATATTTGTGAAGGACTCCCTACAACAATGGTGTACGTTGGAGGATGTTGGAAGTTGTACGAACGAGAGGTTATTGATTATTGGTTGAATAGAGGTTTGATTAGATTAATTGAGAAGGAGGACTAAATGTTCTGGGAAGTATTGTTCGGTGTGTTTGTAGGAGGATTACTTGTAGTGTCTGTATTAGGATACTGTGGAGTAATCTTTTGGAAGTGGGTTGTAAAGGACTTACTAAGTTTGTTTGAAGACTTGAATGACTTTCGACAACAGGGGATTAGTAAGCATATTGATGAGTTGCATAAATAAGGAGAATTATTATGGCTATTAAGAAAGAGACATTAACATCTTTACGCAAGGATGTGAAAGAATTAAAAGAGCAATTGGAAAAGACTAATAAAGAATTAGAGTCTGCCAAGTCCAACAAGGACTATTACAACACACGTGCTACGAAAGCAGAAGCCGAAGTAGAAAGTATTCACAGTTTGCTTGATGTACTCCCAAGTGCATTAGCTCGTAAGACAATGCCGGACCCTGAACAAACTTGGAAAGTTATTGAGCACAATCTCATGACACGCTTTGCTTCATATTTGGCTTTGCGTTAGGATTAGCCATGTCTGACAACAAAGGTAAATATCCTGTAGACTTAGATGGGTGTATGATGGACTATGTTCCACTTTTTGAATATCCTGTGACATGGCTTGACATGAAGCCTTTCAAAGCTACATTAGAATATAAAGGCTTCTTGCAAGGCAGAAGTAGTGTACGATTTGTCGTGAAAGATATTCGTGGAGGAGCTACCTACACTTTGATGCGCAATAGCTTTGACACATTTATTGCTAAAGCTGAACAAGGTGTTTTGACAGCAGAGTGCATTGTAGTAAAGCGTGGAGCCAATTATGGCTTGTTATTGACAGAGGATTTATAAGGAGAATTATGGAGAAGTATTATAAGATTAGTGAGAGTGAGCTTTTGAGTCTATTAAGTGATGCCAATCAACTCAACGCTTTAGAGTGTGCAGGTGTTGATAACTGGAGTGGTTGGGATGAGCGTCATGAGTATAAGGACGATGAAGTTACTGCAGAAGATTTACCTAACTTATATAAGGAGGCTTAATGGACAACCAGCACAAACAAATTAAAGGCTATCGAGACTTGTCACAAGAGGAAATTAACTTGATGAATAAGATTAAAGCTTTGGCAGAGCAAGTGGGAGAGCTTGTTAAAGAAATTCAGGATAAAGCTAGCAACGACTATATGGAATCCGACCCTGATGATGAATATGAATGGGACTCAGCTTACGCTGCAGTAGATTGGGCAATCAATGCTAAGAAAGACTTACAACTAGGGTTTATGATGCTGACTCGCGCAGTAGCGAAACCAACAACGTTTTAACTAAAGGAGAAATAAATGAGCGAAATTAAAATTATTGCAGAAGCATTAAAGAATAAATTAGAAGTTATCAAAGACTTGAAAGAGCAAATTGAAGAAGCTAATGAAATTAAAGCTAAGATCAAAGCACTGCAAGATGAATTGAAAGCTTTATTCGCAGCAGATGCTGAAATTGTATCACTAGAAGATGATGCTAAACAACTCACAAAGGAATTGAAAGCTGCTGCTAAGGGTATTGCCAAAGGTAAGAGCTTCAAGCCAGCTATGGTAGTTGACTTTGTTAAAACAAGTATTAAAGGAGATAATGCTGTAGATAAAGTGAAAGCTAAAGGAGCTGCTTTTGCATTCTTGGAAAGCGAGGTGGAATGATGGCTTATAAACAAGATATGTCACTGACAGCAGCCTTACTTTGGATTGCGATTGTAGTAACTATGATTACAGGGTGGGCTATGAACATCTACCAAATTACCCAGATGTATGATGGTGGACTTACAGCCAAGTTTGCATTTAAAATTGTAGGTGTGTTGGTGTTTCCACTTGGGAGTTTGCTAGGGTACATAAATTAAGGAGAATCAAATGTCATTTTTAAATATTTTGAAGTTAGTATTACAACTTATCCCCGTCATCATCGAAGCAATGAAGGTGCTAGAAACACAAATTCCAACTTCAGGTCAGGGAGCTACAAAGATGAAGTTGTTGCAGGAAATGTTGTCTGAAGTATCTTCTGTTGCAGGTGATGTAAACAAAGAAGATTATGCCACAGCTTTTAATAAGTCAATTGCCGTAGCTACTTCTATCATGAAAGCTACTGGCTTCTTTAGCGGTAAATAATAGGTGTAAAAAAGAGGCTTACCTTTTCAGGGAGCCTCGAAAGTCTTCTCTCAAAGACTAAAAACGACATTGTAGTGTAAAGCGTATTCCTTCCACAGACTCACTTAACACTACTGTAACATTTTCTACCCTCTCTTGCTCGTAAGCTTCTAATAATGGCTTAAGAGTAATTGAGGGTATTATTTTATATGTACAGTTATTTGTCGAAGTTGATTGTACGTTCTTCAATGACTGCTGGAACTTCTCGTACTGGTTCCTTGGAACTGATTGGTTCAATCTCTGGTAGCGGTTCACTTGCTGGTTTGGAGCCAACTCCGACTTTGGCAGAAGTTGCGAGTGTCCAATACCAGTTGAAAGCAGCAATGACAGCAGCAGCAAAAGTTGTAGCTGTATCTTCGTCCAAGTAGATGTCATAATTAAAAGCCTTTGCAAGCTGTGCCACACCAATAAACAATCCACCTAGAACGTTCACTTGGATTTGCTTTCGTTTCCACTTTTCTGGATCAGCTACAGACTTACCAAGCTGAACCACTTCCCATAACACTTTGATTTTGTTTATCATATTATTCCTTATTTAACTAAGCCAACAAAGTATTTGCCAGCCTTCATTGTAAGCACTTGATTTCTCATAGTGCCTTTACTAATTCCATAATGTACCCATACACCGTCAGGATTCTCTGCTGAAATATTTTCCAGAATTATTTGATCGAAGTGTAATCCTGCTGCAACAATCTTCTCACATATCTGCCGAGGTGTCATACCGTCTACTGTGAAATCACAAGCTAATCCTTGTATATGTGCAGAGGTCTTAGAGCCTTTTACAGCAGTGTTCAGAGCTGGACATCTGTATGCACTAGAAATCTTCAAAGGCTTGCCTATGACGCTCCTAGCAAGTTCTAGGGCTAGTGCTAATGCCTTTAGACTCTCCTGTATTTCTGGCGTAGGTGTGTTATCAATTTTGAGAGCTTTGGCTTTGTTAGAAGCTGTCAGTTCTTCTAATGTGAAGTGTGGTGATAGGTTCATTTAGCCATCTCCTTAATTAAATCACGTATCAACTCATTTGTGCTATTGTTAGCTCCAACTACAGTTTTCTGAAGCTCCCTCATTTCCGTAGTAAGTCTGGTTTCCATTTGTGTTATCTCACGTAAATGACGTTCTTCAAGCTTGTTACTCATCTTCTCATTATCTTCACGCAGTCGATGCATATCTTCTTTCCACCGCATTTCAGCATCTGACAATCTGATTTGATCTGCCTTAGACTTAATTAGCTCTGCTTGAGCTTTAGCCTCTTCACGTAGTAATGCCCACACTACTGTTATAAGAGTTCCTGCTACAGCAAATATTCCTGATAAAACCCACAACCAAATCTCTACATTAGGCATCGTAATTTCCTTTTCAATTTTTCTATAAGTAACGGTGATGCAACTATAAATGTGAGCATCTGGAGGTGTTGTAAATATTTAGCGATAATGCCGTAAAGTGCAGTATTCTCAGCAAAGATGGATGTTACATGGCTCATTAATAGTAAGGATGTCACACAAGTTACTAAGAGACTCGCATAACACTTAACTCTAAGAGAAAGAACTATTACCAATATTTCTGTGCATATAACTACTGCATACCATAGGTAATAATTCTCAATTAGTCTGACAGGAAGGTAGTGTGTTATTGCTACGATTGAAAGTAGTTTTAAACTTGATACACTACCCCTGTTAAGGTATGCAGCAGCTATCAATAAACAAGGGTATAGCACCCAATAATATTCAGGGATAGCCGCTAACATGCTAGCCTCCTACTGGCTTGGCAGGAGGTTTCTTAGGTGGTTCTCCCGACCCTGTGCCACCATCGCCACCAGCTCCAGCCATGCTAAAGTATTTATTCATCTCTTGCCTTTCTTCAGTTTGTCCTACGTTAAAATTAATTAATACTTCTAGATGTCTCAACCCAATTTGTGCCATCAAAGATAAAAGAAATTGTATCTTTCCATGTAGTTACAAAATTACCAGCCATGTTTAAATTACTGCCATCCGTCATAGTAAGTACATCATCGAATTGCAATGTAACGCGTCTCTCTATCCAAGAACCTGTGATAGACGTTATATTAGTCGTGCCCGTAATGTAGAAATAGTCTCCGTTTGTTGGCAATGTTACTGTTGCTGCCGATGCTAGTGTTCTAGCAGTCCCTATATCATTATTGACAATCCTTGTATTACTTGGTTGTGCATCAATATCTCCTGCTGTATTTAATCGAACATTATTTCCGACAATTACGTTTGCGCTTGTCGTACCTCCCCCAATAAATCCATACCCTCCGTTAGCACGAATATTGTTTCCAGATATGTTAGAGAGTGTTGTGTTTTCGAGTTGAAATCCGTGACTGCCATTTGACGCTGCAATATTGTTAGAATAAATATTCACCAGACTAGCTGTGACATTCTTAAAACCAACTAATGTATTGCTTGATGCACTATTTGCTGCTATTGTTGAATAGCCTACTTCATCCATTGCAAATCCATGAGCTGCATTGACTCTAGCCACATTGCCAGATACAGTACCATGAGTTGTTTTGTAAAACCAAAATCCGCTCAGTCCATTACCATTAGAGATGTTGTTTGAAACAACAAAATCTGTCATCTCAACAGTAGTTCCACCTGAGTCTTGCGCTCTTATCTGAATACCATGCTGAGTTGCCCCATAAACTACATTCCCTGTCACAGTAATTCTATTGCCACCAATGTGAATCCCATTGTTTAGCCCCCCACGGGAAATGTTACCAACCACTGTCAAATTATTGATGGCAGAGTTATACGCTGTGATGTTATCCGCAGTTGGTGTCCCTTGCCCATTATCCCAAGTTATATTATTTGATATCTCTGAGTCAACACATATCCCCAGAAACCCAACTCCATGAGTATTATTGAGCCATGCAGAATTACTGAGCATTTTTACATTCGAGGACGTTCCATCCCCGCTAATACCCGCAATCCCGTTGCTGAAAGCCTTATTGCCAACAATATCTATTCTTGTACAGACTGTTGTTCCGTAAAACGATATACCATTGTCACCGCAGGACTCTGTTGTGTTTCCTTTAATTTCTATATCTGTTACAGTCTCGCCAATACATGCTATGCCGGATGCTTCGCACGATTTTATGTAATTGTTATAGAGTCTTGTGTCTGTACATCCTGTACCACCAGTTGCAATACCATGTCCGCCCGTATTATTGGCTTTGTTTCCATCAAGATAAAGACCTCTGATTTCTACATTTGTTGCACTATTAGCTATACGAATGATATGACTGTTTGACCCATTGGCTAAGAATATTTTTGAACGATTTCCGTAGAGTATCGAGTTCGAAGGGATTGAGATGGCTGCACCTATCTTGTAAATCCAACCAGAACCATTGGGCACATACACAGGACGACCTGTGGCAATAGCAGCATTAAATGCTGATACAACGTCTAATGTCATTGTACCTGCTTTCACGTCTGCTTTCTGAGCATCTGTCATAAAATCAAAGACGCTCACTCTGTCTAATAATCGGTCTTGGAGGCTTCTACTTACAGTCCCTGTCAAATTACTAAGATGTCCTATTAAAGCAGTCCCTTTGTTTACAGTAGCTACACCTAAATCAGAGACAAGAGCTATTAAACTGTTGTACCATGTTCCCTTAACTTTTGTAGTTCCTGTATCTGCAATCAAAGCTGCATCTAAAGCCGCAGTAGCAGCAGTCCCATCTGCTCCAGTCTCACCTTTAGATGCCAACAGCCCCCAATTAGTAGTATCTGTGGCGGGGTCTGTTCCAGTTGTACCAGCAATTTTGCGATAGTAGCTAGAGCCAGAATAAGTAACCCAATCATCTACAACATAAGCTGTTGCACCGTTCCAAACACCTCTAGCATTCAAACCCTTAGCACCTGTTGCTCCAGTAGCACCTGTATCACCTTTTGGGAGTACAAGATTTAATACTTGAGAAGGGCTAGTACCTGTGATTGTAGCATCTGCTGTTACGCCATCTGTGACAGTACCAATTGACAAGACATTTGGAGCGCCTGCAGCTCCTGTAGCACCAGTTGCACCCGTTTGTAAAGTTAAGTTAAGAAACTTGTTAGGGCTTGTTCCTGTGATAGACGCTGCTGCTGTACCAGATGTTACTGTACCAATACTAATGTTATCAGCAATACCGTCAGCACCAGTAGCACCTGCTGCACCAGATAATGTGATAGACCAATCGGAGAATGTTCCACTTCCCATGACACTAGTTATATTAACTGTGATGGCTCCTGTGGCTTGATTGTAAGCTGTAACTTGACCTGACATGTATTTTGACAAGTCTGATGTTGCTGTGATAGTTAATTGACTACCTACAGCAAATTGTAAATTTGTATTTGTCGTAAAAGACTTGCTTGCTACAGAAATAGATAAACTATCTGTACTTGTACCAAACCCACTTGTTGTAGCTCTGTCCCAAAGGGCATTTAATTGTGGTATGTAGTCTACTTGACCTGCATAAAATTTATCAGACATTACATCTCCTCTATTGTAATTGTTGTATTATAAGTATTCCAATAGGCGATACCCACGGCTGATTGTTGTGAAAGTTTTCCCCATACTTGGTATAGTTGTTCTACACTACTATCCTCATCATCAGGGAAGAGACTAATAAATATAGGTTTTGCTACACCATTCCCTTTGAGTATGTTCGTAATAGAGTTGCGATCTGAAGGGGACATATGTTGTAAGTTGAAAGTAATTTTCTTGCTCTTTCCACCAATATCTGTAATCAAATCTGTGGCATCATTTCTCTCAGATTTAGATGATTCTAAAACTTCCCAATTAGCATCTAACTCAGCATTGCGTTCTGGTATGAAATATGCACCTGCTACCATTCTAGACATCTCAATATATCCTGCGGGGTTTGTACTATCTACAATATCTATAACAACCTTCTTTACAGGGTTCGTAGCAAACCAAGCTCTGCCATAATTAGCACCACCGTAGCTGTAAGCATTTACACCTAGAGGTACATTTCCCCATTCCCACAGACCTAATGGAGCTGATGCGCAAGCCTGTAAAACACCTGTATCAACCACTGGAACTGAGTCTGCAACTTCTGTATAAGTTCTCACTCTAAATGTAGCTGCAGAAGTGAGGTTACAGAAAGGAGTTGCCACACATCCAACAAACTCTGCACTTGCAAAGGTCATTGTAATTGTGGCTGTTCCTCCTGTGCTACGCCAAGTATCAGACTTTCTATCTGTTAACATATTAGTAGCAACCAAAGCTCCTGCTGTTGTGGAAGCTGAGATAGTGCTCCTGTCTGCTGAGTTGTTGTATACTATTCTCAAATGGTTGCTCATAGTTCCTCTTTATCCGCACATGTAAGTACATGCTATTGTTTTAACTTGCTCTGGAAAATCAAATGTCACATCTTCTGTAGACTTAGCGACTGTGTAATTTCTTACAATATCATCAGATTGCTTCATACCTTTACCTCGGATTGTGCTAGATGTTATTAAGTCTCCAGCTTCAATGTTTCCATTTAAACCACAGACATTGATACACCCTTCACCTACAGAATTAACATTGATTCCAATAAATTGTTCTTGGTAATTATACCATGTTTTCATGTCAAAGTCAAGGTAATTTTCATACTCTGTTACCTTATTAATCACTCCAAAAACACTCTTTTTATTTTCAGCCGTGGTTACATCAATTTCTAGAAGTGTGTTGCAAATGTCTTTATATAAAACTTGTTTAGAATAAACAATGTCTCCAATATCAAAAGAAAGACCTATACTTAATAATGAAATGTGAATACCTGTGAATGGGAGATAGCCATCTGCAATGTTCATCTGACCATCACCACTTCCAGCATATCCACTGTAGGTTGTACCAGCTATCGCAAGAGCTGTTGTGGAGCCACCTAAATTCTGAAACACACCAGCATATTGTGATGATTGCTGTGTTGTGGCACGAAGAGCTTCTCCCTTAACTGCATTCAGAGTCATCATGTTATCTCCCGCAAAGGAGCTTGTATTGGCTACATAAAGCGCAGCAGATGTTGAAGATGACGAATCAAAGACATAAACTGCGGGCAATGTAGTATAAGTATCACGGGTAACTTGCATAACAGAGGCATCCGTACCAGTCTTACCGAATTGAACATGTCCTCCATATACATCAATAATAAGCTTACTGCCATCATATGTGAGCTTATTATTAGCTGTGCCTATAGACATCTTATAAAGACCCCCGCTGTACCCCATCCAGAAGCCATCCCCAGTGTTATATGCTGTTTGACCTCCTCTGAGATAACCTGTTGAGTCAATTACCAGTGTTCCCGTATTTGTGACGATAGCTGACAGTGTACCAACCTTTAAGTTACTTAAATATGGAACCACCCACGTTGTTTGATTTGTAGTAGGATTATAAGTACCTGTAGATTGGAATACAGCTTGACCTACACTTGCTGTAGAAGGAGCAGTTGTCCAACTTCTTGTTTCACCCCATGTTCCTGTAGCTGGCATAGAATCACCTGACACAGTAGATGTTGATGGACTACTCGATAAAGTAAAGCCATCAATCAATGTATAAGCAATTCTAGACTTATCCCCTGCAGCTCCTGTAGCACCTGCACTCCCTGTAGAACCCGTGGCTCCAGTAGCTCCGTCAGACACTTTTGTAATTGTGATATTCCCAGTCCAAGCAACTCCTGCATCTGTTACAGTAGCTCTGACAGTGATAACATTACTTGACATATTTGCATACGCCAATGAACAAGAAGCTCCTGAAGGTGTTAAGGTTGCTGTGCCAAATGGTACACTCCAAACCACTGTACCATTCACACCATTCAGAGTTGCTGTTAAATTAATTGTAGAAGGAGTTGGACTGCCTGCTGTTACTTTAAAAGATGTCGTGTCAGCAACAACAGTCACACCTCTGACACCTGTCCATAACAGTCGTGGCGAGGCTGCCAATAGCAACACATCTCTTGTATTAACTACCGTAGCCATATTACACCATCACTTTCACTGTTATTCTTGAATTCATCCAATCTGGTTCTAGTCCTACAACTACACCAAGCTCTCCACTATCAAGCCCAAATCTAGGGTATTTCAATGTCACTGCATCTCCTAAAGCTAAATCAAACATCCATGTGAAGCATGTCATCTTATAAACTGTTCTTTGTTGTTTTACAATGTCAAGTCTACGCTGAGCTTCTGTGTCAGATGCGGCAGTTGTTAACAACAGTGTATCCTTCTGTACAGGCTCTACAAGCATCTTATACTTTGTTGCCACAGTGCTGTCAGACTTTGTAGTTGTAAGCCATTCTTGTTCATACAAGCTCTTATGTTCTTCTGGTATTACTGTTTGTAGATTATTTTCTACTGTGTAATTTTTGCAATAACCTAGACGTATAGCAGGGACAACATCTATCACACTGTCAACTTCCAACTTATGTTCTGCAATATCACTTCTCGAAATCAGCCTAGGAGTTCCTGAAGGTGGAAAGTCAATACGTTTTAATTGTAACTTCCCAAACCTAGACATTGTGACTTGAGCACCAACACTACCTGCTAATTGTTGACAAGCATCTAACAAGTTTGTTCTATCTGATAAATACAAACCTACAGGAGATGTGTTAACTGCTGCAAAGTCTGAAAAGTTCGTTAAGTCAATATCAGAGTCTGTCAGCTTTTCAGAAGTACCATAGGACTTCACCAGAAGCTTTATAAGCTCTCCAATTTGATTAGAGTATGTTGATGGCTTGCTACCTTGAACAGAGGCTGTAATCGTCCCTACAGGGCTTGCAGCTAATGTAAACTTACCTGTTCCTAAATTCTTTGTAACTGTAATTGGAGCACCGTTATCCCTAACTTCAATAACATCTTCTATGGCTCCATTGTGAACTTGATACTCATGTCCTGCAGCACTCGTAAGCAGAGGACTAACATTGTGGCATTCTCCAAATGTTAATGGAATGAGCCTATCCTTGTTTGTGCTACTACCACCAAGTTTTACATCTGAAATTGGTGTGTTAAGACGTTGTAAACTGTCTCGCAAGATGAGGTTAATTCTCTCACGACCTTTACTACTGACACCAGAGAAAGTGCCTTTGAAGATGAGCCTGAAATCGCTTCTAGCCCATCTCATATCTCCAAAGAAAACTGAGACATTTCTGTTGTCCCATACATCTTCAAGCCAGCTATCAAGGCTACTGTCTGTGTTGTCTAACTCAATATCACCATAAGAAAGGGTAGCACTGGACTCTAAAGACAAAGTCTCTGTGAGCTTAATACCCCCTTTAATTAAAGCCCTGTAGGGCGTATTAGCAGGACTGTCAGAAGCCCCTGTAACAAACCCTACGTTGCTCATATATCTTACTACTTCACTACCACCAGAATTAACACTGGCTTCGACTAGAACACACCTAAAAGCTGATGGTGTTGAAAGCCAATTTGTGTATTCTAAGTCTGAGATTGCCATGTGTTTTCCTTTATACTAATTTCGGTTTTAAACTATTCTGCCATGTTTCATTTACGACAGACTCTTTTGTTGCTGTTACAATTGCAGTTGTAGATGTTTCTGTAGACATTACTTGTGCGTTAATGATTGCACCAGTTTGTAAATTCTGATCTTCACGCAACCCTTTCACTTCTGCTGTTAATGCTGCAACTTGTGCTTCTAAACTTGAAGTAGTGTTGTTAGTACGATTGACGTTGTTTTCTTGGGAAGCTGTTACAAAGTTATTTGCAACTTGTTCCTTTGTACTAGTCATCAAATCTTTCATCCAGTAGTTATACCCTGCTGCATCTATTTGACTACCTACACGTCCTTCTACAGACTGATAAAGATTACGAATAAACTCATCATTGCCAAAGCTGTTACCAACTTTACCACTCAATGCTGCAGCTATTTCAGCAGGAAGACCAGCAATACTTGACAGCATTCCGTCAAAGATTCCCATCTTCTGATACATTGCATCCATTAAAGTGATTTGACTTGCAAGCGCAGTTAAGCTGCTGTTGTAATAGCTGTTAGCTGTCACTTCAACACTGCCTACAAAATCACTCAAACGCTGAAGTTCAGCTAGCTGTTCAGTAGCTGTCTGATTCGCCTGTTCAGCAGCAGACATGCTTTCGATGCCTAAGCTATCCAAACCATTCGTAACTTCGCTGAAGATTGCAGAGTATTCACTACTAGAAGCTAAAGCTGTTTGAGCTAGTTGTAAATACGTGTCAGCCTTACCTTGCAACATGCCTTGAGCTGTTACATCACCACCTTGAGCTTTTGCGAATGTAGCTTGATACTGCGCTTGAGCTTCAGCTAGTTTTTGTCCCATTGTTAAAGGAGACAAGTTTCCAACTTTCAAACTATCAACATATCCTCGCAATTGCTTACCAAAGTCTATCAGACGTGTTAAGCTGTCTTTTTCAACTTGGTACTTCTGCAACATCAAGTCTTTCAACTCGCCAGCTAATTGTAATTTCTGCTCTGGAGTAACATCCTTCGACATTGCATCCCACAGTTGTCGCATACGGATCGCAGGGTCTTTTTTAGGATTACCCATTGCCATACCAATTTCATCTTTCAACGAAGCTGCTTGGTTTCTAATGGACAACCAACGTTGCGCATCCTTGGACAGGCTTTCAAAAGCATCCTTCATTGCTTGTGGTATTTCTTTAGCACCTTGTTCAATTGTACCAAACACTTCTGAGAATGCTCCAGACAATTTCCACAACATTGCAATCTTTGCAGGGTCGGAAGTATTATCAACTAACTCTCTGTAAGCTTTAGCAGAATCTGGAAGAACGAGATTCATCTCTGCAAATTGATTCTTCAATGCATCTGTAATCTTATTTTGCTTCTCAGCTTCTGTGTAGAATTTATCATAATATTCAGAAGCAACACTCTGCATGTTTTCTAAACTATCGAACAATCCTGTGAATGCCATAGAAGCTTCAATACCAGCATCTGAAGTCTCATACATCTTCATACCAAGTTTGTCAAAAACAGCATTCACAGTTGCAAAGCTATTAGCTACGCGTATAACTGTTTGTGCATACCCTTCACCAACTTGACGGAACTTATCAAAGCTCTTGAAAGCTGCTGCTGCCATCTCATCCAACCCTTTAGAGATAACAGCATTGATAGCATCCGTTAAAGCTTGTCCAGACAGACCTTTCAAAGAGATTTTAGAAGTAGATAATACTAAACTATCTAATGCATCTGTAACACCTTTAGAAGAGCCATATAATACTTTACCAGCTTCTTCCAAGCTCTTCTGCATATTTGTGAATATTAATCCAAACTGCGCTGACAATTCATCATTCAAGCCTTGAGTTTGTACAGAGTTCGATATATTTTTACTTAGACCAAAATACTTAGAAGTAGTTGTATCAACAGAAGCATATTGATTTGCACCTTTTCCTTGTTGAAGGTCGGATAATTTACCCCCTAACTGAAT